TGAATATAGAGGGAGAATTAAAATATGGCAGTTTCAAATATAAAAGTAATATTTGAAGGAGATATCCAGAAGATATGGAAAATTGTGACTTCTCTTGATAATTATACTTGGAGGAGTGATTTAAGTAGAATTGATGTGATAAATGACAACCAATTTGTTGAGTATACAAAAGAAGGGAATGCCACAACATTTACAATTACTAACACAGAGCCTTTTAAGTGCTGGGAGTTTGATATGGAAAATGATAATATTAAAGGTCATTGGATAGGTATCTTTTCTTATAGTAACGGTAAAACACAGGTTGATTTCACAGAAGATGTTGTAGCTAAAAAGGTAATGATGAGACCATTTGTAAAAGGATATTTGAAGAAGCAACAAGCGCAATATATTGCTGACTTACAAAAGGTATTAGCTCATTAAATCCCAGTTTATCTATTAGTTGAAACTTATCTAGTTGGATAATATAGTTGTGCTTTGTAGGATATGTAATTTGCAGATTGGTGATAGTAGTGTTGTGGATTGGTAAATTAGAATTTGGAGAGGTGGAGCTATGAAGTATTTTGCAATATTGCAGGAGCTTTTTGAATCAGATAGTATTATTATTTTTATTGTTGGCTTGTTTATAGCAGTATTTATTAGTATCAAGCAAGAAAGGATGAGAAATACATTACTAATGTCTGGAATCAGCGTTGTGTTGTATGCCATATGTGAGTTACTATTGAATTTTTATACAAATTATTTACTCACCTTCCCAACACTATTCATTGGAACAATTGCAATAGGTGTTTTCATAGGTGGTTTAATTGGAGTTGTATTAAAAAAGATATTTAAGAGATAAATTCCAGTTTATCTATTAGCTGAAACTTGTCTAGTTGGACAATGTGGTTGTGCTTTGTAGGGTGTGCAACTTACAGATTGGTGATAGTAGTGTGAGTGATTGGTAAAATTAGGGTATGTAGAAATAAATAAGAGGGAGAATTATTAAATGGTAAGATGGTGTATTTACGTTGGAAAAGATATGAGTTTATTCCAGCATGTAATTCCTACTATAGAGCTAAGGGACGGAAAACTAAGTTATAATTCTCAAGTATTTGATAGTAAGGAGGTTAGATTTATAAAAGAACCTAAATATACATATTTAGATAGAGTTAGAATTAAGAATCATCCCCAAATAATAGGCCAAATAGATGAGATCATGTATCACTTTAAAAATGATTGCCCAATTTATTATTTGTTGGTGGATGGAAAAAAGTGCAAGACCAGATACTATGCAAGTGATTTGGAAAAGGTATAGAAGATTACCCCCCCTACTAGTTAAACTAAAGTATAAACTTATACCTCACACCACGAGCCCCTAATCATTTAAACAAAGTGCCTATAATTTTTATTTTGGGAAGCAAAAATTTCCCGAAATAGAAGTTATGGGCTTTTATTATGCAAAAATTTATGAAAGGTAGAATGTCATGAAAAATTGTATTGTATGTAAGAACGCATTTAACCCAAATTCAAGTGTGCAAAAGTTGTGTTCCAATGAATGTATTCAAGAATGGAATAAAATTTATTATAAGAATAAATACCAATCCTTTGAGCATGACTGCGTAGAATGTGGCAAAGGGTTTAAAGGAACAAAAGGTGCTAAATGGTGTTCTGATGAATGCAAGAAGCAGTACCAACATAAGCAGAAATTAATTCGAGCTCAGCAAAGAAGAGATTTAGAGAAACATAAATATGATGGTGAATGTAGTTATTGTAAGAAGCAGTTTAAGGGTAGAAAGAATCAAAAGTTTTGCTCTGAAGATTGTAGATGTGAGTCACAGAGAAAGTTTAATAGAGAAAAAGCAATAAGCCTATTCAATGAAGGTAAAAATTTAAGCGAGATTGCAAAAGAGCTGAAGGTAGGTAAGACTACAGTAAAAAAAGTATTGAGGCAGTATGGTATTGATACAAGTAAAAACTATATTAATACTAATAAAAAGATGGCTGAAGAGAATTTTATTAATAGGTTAGCTTCCGTTACTAAGTTGTTTGAGTATAGCTGTGGATATAGGGGAATGCGAAATGCTGCAATTATAAGATGTGTAGGGTGTGGTTATGAATTTAGTAAATACCCAAATAGTATTTTGAGTTACAATGAAGTAATTGTTTGTCCAAGTTGTGGAGTATATGACCACGAAATAGATAAATCCATTCAGCTTAAAGCACTTATTGAAAGAGATAATAATGTTTGTCATATTTGTGGAGGTGCTTGTGATACGGACGATATTTATTTGAATGAAGGTGGAAAGAAGATTTGTGGTGAAAAATACCCAACAATAGATCATGTTATTCCAAGAAGCAAAGGAGGAAGACATATGTGGAGCAATGTAAAATTAGCTCATAAAAGATGTAATGTAGTAAAAGGAAATAGAGTCTAAGGTGTAAGATATAAGGAAATATACTTACGCTTTAGGCTCTTAATTTTTATGGAAAGGAGGAAGAAGATGGCAAGACCAACAAAAAGTATTTCAATGAGAAGTGGACATATTTCCAAAGAAGAAGTAGAGGCTAAGCTTAATTGTGAAAAGGTTCTACGAGGAAATGATGATAATATTAAACCTTTACCGTTCTTAAGTAAGCCACAAAAAAGTATATTTAAAAATATTGTTCAACACTTAGCAGAATCAGGTTTATTAGGCAATATTGATATTTACGTGCTATCTCAAGCAGCTATTACGATTGATCGTATACATGACTGTGAAAAAAATATTAATGAAACTGGTATTTTTGATTATGAGGGACAAGCAAATCCTGCAATAAAGGTAAAAGAATCTTATATGAGAGAGTTTTTCAAGCTGTGTAGCGAACTAAGTTTAAGCCCACAGGCAAGAGCTAAGATTGCAAGTATTAATTATGCTGCTGATGCTAAAAAAGCTGATCCATTATTGGCTATCCTGAGAGGTGATAATGATTAATGAATCACGAAAGCTTTAAAGAATCAAAAGCTTATCAGTATGCAATAGATGTACTGGATGGTAAGTTCCCAACAAATAAATATATAAAAGCAATCTGTAAGAAATTCCTTTATGAAATAGACCATCAAGAGGAGCTTCTTTATTGTTTTGACTATGATGTAGCAGATAAAATTATTAATATCATGAAGTTAATTAATTTCGCTACTGGTGCCGTAGCAGGTCAATCTTTATACGAGGCTTGTGTAGGTTATCAGTATTTTTTTATACTTAATATTTTCTGTTGGAAACGAAAAGATAAACCTGAAAAGCGAAGATATGAAATTTGTTTATTATGGATTAGTCGGAAAAACTCGAAAAGTTGTAATGCGGCTCTTATCATGATTATTTTAATGATACTTGAAGCAAAGTATTCGGAGTTCTATCTTTGTGCTAATACAAGAGATCAGGCGAAGATTGTGTATAGCGAAACTAAAAAGCTTCTTGAAAGTAGTCCTATCATTAGAGATAAGTTTGATATTAAAAGGGATGTTATTACCTGTAAATTGAATCAGAATACGCTTAAAGCCTTATCAAGTGATTTTAACACAACAGATGGATTGCGCGTGTCAGCAGCTTGTATAGATGAGGTAGGAGCTGCTAAAGATGGTGGACTTATTGAATCTATGACTTCTGGTATGCTCTCAGTACAAAATAGGCTTTTAATATTAATTTCAACAAGCTATCCCAATACACAGAATCCGTTTCTAGAGTGGACTGATTACAGCAAGAAAGTAATTGATGGTGTGGTAGATGATGAAAAGCTCTTTGCTATGCTTTATAGTTTAGATGAAAAAGATGAAATGATAGTAGAGAACTTCATGAAAGCCAATCCTCTTCAAAGTACACTAGAAGATGGTAAGGAATACCTAGAAAGTGAATATAAAAAAGCACTTGAAATGGGAGGAGCTAAACTGACTTCATTTAAGTGTAAGCATTTAAATATATGGTTAGATGGTGATGTTGGAGAAATTTATATTCCAACGGATCAACTCAAGAAATGTAGACTGCAAGAGCCATTTGATTGGTATGGTAGAAATGTTTATTTAGGCATTGATCTTGCTATGACAACAGATAACTGTTCAGTTGCAATGGTGACTGAGGAGAATGGAAAGGTTTATGCAAATGTATGGGCATTTATACCAGCTGATAGGATAGATGAAAAAACACGAATAGAGAAAGTAGATTATAGAGCCATGATAAGAAATGGTAATTGCTTTAGTTGTGGTGAAAATGTAGTGGATTATAGTTTTATAGAGAGTTTTATCTTAGGTTTAGAAGATAAATATGGTGTACGAATAGTAGGAATAGGCTTTGATAGGTATAACTGCATGAGTACAGCACAGAAACTAGAAAATAGCGGTCATGAAACTACAGAAATTAAGCAACATTCAAGTGTACTTCATAGTCCGACAAAACTACTAGAAGAATTAGTTTTAACAGAGCAATTTGGTTATGAAAGTAATCGTTTATTAGAAATTAACTTTGCCAATGCTAGATGTTTATATGATACGAACCTGAACAGATATGTCAATAAGAAGAAATCAACTGGCAAGATAGATATGGTGGCAGCACTTATTAATACACTTTATCTACAAGAACAGGAGATGCTTCAAGAGGACTTTGTGGTTCAGGTTTTTTAATTGGAGGCGATATGGGATTAAGAGAATTATTTATTAAACAAGCAGTAGATTTAACACCTAAGCAATTGGATTTATTGCTTGAATCAGAAGAACGTCAGCAATTAGCAGTAACAAGACAGAAAGCCCTTAGTTTGCCTTCTGTGTACGCCAATGTAGAGTTGATAGCAAATACTATAGGTAACTTAGAAATTAAGCTATATCACGAATATGAGGGCAGTGTGGAGGAAGTAAAAGGAGATATTAGAACACTTCTTTTAAATGATGAACCCAATGCCTTTATGACTGGTGATGAACTTAAGAAAGCTATGGTTAGAGATTACCTTTTAGATGGCGTTTGTTATGTATTTATGGATGGACAAGGATTAAGTAAAGAAAAACAAAAGCTTTATTATTTACCTACTAATAAAGTGAATTTATTACTATCGCCAGGAGCTATTTTAAAAGAGGTTACTGTATTAGTAGAAGGACAATCTTATAGTGTTGAGCATTTTATGATATGCACTAAAAACACAATTAATGGTGTAGAGGGAACAGGAATTGTAGCTGAATGCAATGATATCCTAAAGCAAGCTCTAGATAACATGGAATATACCTCAAGAACAATGGGTAATGGTGGTGTCAAAAGAGGTGTACTACAAAGTACAAGAAGACTTACAGCAGAAGCTATTGCAGAGCTAAAGAAAGCATGGAAAAGGCTTTATGAAAAAAATAATGATTGCATCGTTTTAAATGAAGGGATTACTTATCATGAATTGCAACAGACAGGAGCTGAAATGCAAATGATAGAAAGTAAATCAGCTATTGATGCAGATATTTGTAAGCTCTTTAATGTACCGGTTAATATGTTTGATTCAAGTATTCCAGCAGAGGTATGGGATGCTTTTGTCAAATTGGCTATTATGCCTATTTTAAATAAGTTTGAGAAGGTATTAAATAAATGCTTATTGACCACAGAGGAAAAAGATAAATATTACTTTGCTTTTGATACCAAACAGCTTAATAAAGGTGATATTGAGAAACGCTTTAAGGCTTATGAAATAGCACTTAAAAATGGGTTTATGACACCATCGGAAGTACGTTTTGAAGAAGATTTAAATGAAATAGAAACCTTAAACTTTGTAAAACTAAATCTTGGTGATGTTTTGATGGATATTGCATCAGGAAGCATCTATACGCCTAATACAAATACCAAAGTTTCACATGATGGAGTAGAAATGAATCAATCTGACGTTAATATGGTGCAAAATGGTGCAATTGTAAGTAAAGAAAACATCAAAATGAAGTAAAGTGGTGCAAAAATGCACCAAAAAGCACCAGAATGATGAAATATCATGTGTAAATGTTGAAGGGAGGTGATAAAAGGTGCAAATTGAGGTGAGAAATGATGGTTCACTTGAAATAAGTGGCTATGTGAATGCTGTGGATCGCTATTCAAAAGAGCTGTATGGTGAAAAAGGTAAGTTTATTGAAAAGGTATTACCTGATACTTTTAACAAGGCTTTGGCTAGGGCAGATAATGTTGATATGCTTTTAAACCATGATGTGAGATGTAAACTAGCAAGTACGATGAATCAAACATTGGAGCTTAGAGAAGATAATATAGGCTTATTTGCCAAGGCTATCATACATGATAAGGATGTTATTGCTGAAGCTCAGCAAGGTAATCTTAAAGGATGGTCATTTGGGTTTAGAGCTTTAGTTGATTCATGGGATGATGAGCAATCAATTGCAAGGCGTACATTAGAGGATATTGATCTAATGGAAGTATCATTATTAACGATTGAGCCTGCCTATATTGCAACATCAGTGCAAGTAAGGTCAGAAGGTATTGAGCAGAGAAGTAGGCCTGATGAACAAGAAAAAGAAACTGAATATAACGAAGCCTATGAGAAGGAGAAGAATCCTTTAGATGTGTGGGTGTGGTTAAGAAAGAACAAGACTCTATAAAGGGTCTATTATTTTGCTTAAATTTAAGACTAGAGGAGAACTGAATGAAATTATTACTAGAAAAAAGAAGTAAGCTCATTGATAAGATTGAGCAGATCATGGAGAAAGCTGAAAAAGAAACAAGGGCATTCTCAAATGATGAATTAACTGAGGTTAATGAATTAAAAGTATCAATTAACCAGATTGATGAAACGATTAAAGCTAAAGAAGAAGCAAGGGATTTGATGACTACTATTAAAAAGTCAGCTTCATCCACACAAACTAATAATGAAACAAGATCTATTTCAGATGAAATTAGATCACTTAAATCAGACCAAGAACTAGAAATTGGTACAAAGGAATTAAGAGATGCCACTCATACTTTTTCTGATTCAGCTATTGGTTCAGGAAATGCTTCTACTCAAAATATTGCTAAGACAACCTTTGCAGATTATATCTTAGATAAATTAGCTTATGTATCACCATTATATGGGGCAGTAAGGCATGAACGCTTTGGAAATAGTAAACATCAGATTCCAGTACAAGCAAATAAGCTAGGAAAATTTGTGCCCATGCAAGAACTTGCAGAGTACAGTAAGCAAGTGGCAAACTTTAAGGCAATTAAACTTGAAGCTCATAAGTTTGGTACACTTATTTCATTTTCACAAGAGGCATTAGATGATACAGGATATAACCTAGAAAGTGAACTCTTAAGACAACTTTCAGAATCATATAGTATGACATTAGATGAGCTGATTGTAAAAGGAAATGCTGAATATGATGTACAAGGTTTAGAAAGTTTTAGCACAGAGGATGGAGCAAAAGAAGTTAAGCTAACAGGAGATATTACACCTGAAAAATTAACTGAGTTATATTTTGCATTACCTATTAGATATCGAAGTACAGCTACTTGGGTTATTTCAGACCAAACAGCAAAAGCATTAACTGATATGAAATTTGTAGATGGCAGACCTGTATTAGTTACTTCCTATAATGGCTCACCAGTAGGTATGCAAACTACTATTTTAGGAAGACCAGTTATTATTAATGAGCATATTGCTAATTTAGATGGTACAGGAACAGCTATTTACTTTGGAGACTTAAAACGTGCTCTTATTGTAGGGGAAAGAAAAGCATTATCCCTTCAAAAATCAACAGAATATGGTTTTATTAGTGATGAAATTGCCATTAAAGCAAACATGAGATTGGATATTAAAAAGGCTTTAGGTGAAGCAATGGTACTTGGAACAGTAGGAAGTGTAGCTAAAGTATCTAGGAGTAAATCAGCTTAATGAAGCTATCAGAAATTGATGTGCCTTTTGTAAAAGAATATCTCAGACAAGATGGTCATGAAGATGACAAGCTAATTGGAGCCATTTTGGAAGGTGCAAAAGATTATATCGTGAAGTATACAGGGCAGAGTTTAGAGCAGTTAGAAGATGGTGAAGATCTTACTATTGCAGTATTAGTGCTTTGTGCTGAGTTTTATGATAATAGGACTATAAATGTGAATGATAGGCTTAATTTGAGAGTTAATATGATGTTGGAGTCTTTGATAGGAAGATATAGCTTGAATTTAATATGATTGTAAAATGTTACTAGTATCTATTATGATATACTCTAATTTAAATAAAGCGAAATAGGGTGTAATGAATATGACTTATTTTATACACCAACGGTATTAGCGTAACAGGAGGTTTAATGCTTTATGATGTGCAAAAGAAAAGATAGCGTTAATAGGTTATGGGGATATATTATTAGTGCAATTGGTATTTGTATAGGTGGAGTAGCATTAGCATATTATAATTTGCCGAGAGTATCATGGAAAAAATACTCAAAAATATGCTTATACTTAGCAGTTATGGATGATGAGATTTGTAGAAATGAATTGGAGGGAAACTATGTTGAAAATAAAAGAATAGTATTTCCACCAAGAAGAGATTCTTTGCAATATAGGTATCATTTGTTTCTTGAAACGTATAAGCGATTATCTTTACAGCAGTTAGAAGAAGAAATTAGTAAATTTGAGAAGAGACTAGAGGAGTCTAGAGAATATATTAATGAGGGAAATGTGGAGTTACAAGTTGAATTACAAAAGAATAATGGATGAAGGAGTATAAACAAATACATTTCGATAGTGGAAAACTAAACAAACGAATTACACTTATATCCTATTCAGAAATAGAAAACGAAATAGGACAACTTATACAGAAGCCCGTACCAATCAAAACGGTATGGGCTTTTTTAGAGCCAATCAGAGGACATCAGCAAACGGAAGCTCAAAGACTAAGTAATGAAACAACCTATAAGATATTAACTCGATATCATAAAGGAATTACTCAAGAAATGCTCATCAATTATGAGGACAAGAAACTTTATATTCACCAAGTCATAGATATTGAAGAAAGACATGCCTATATGGAAATAATAGCAACTTGGAAAGGTGAGATGTGGAGTGAGTAGAAATGGACTAGAAATAAGTGGTCTTGATACCATGCAAAAAAAACTTAGTTATGTTGCAACAAAGTATCCTTATGAGTCAGAAATCCTTCTTAAAAAGATGGGCAATAAATTTAGAAACTCAGTTAAAAAGAAAACACCTAATAGTGGTTATGAGAGTAAACGGAAACTTATAAAATCTTATAGAGTAAGTAAAGTGCAAGGGGCAGGGAAAGACCTTTATGTCGAATTTAGGTCTACCTCGCCTCATTTTCATTTAGTAGAACGAGGACATAGGATAGTTGATAAAAATGGCAGAGATACTGGGAAGCGAGTTCAAGGAAAGTTTATGGTTGAGAAAACAGTTCTTGAGTATCAAAAGGACTTTCCTAAAGAAGTTGAAAAGATGGTAGATCAGTTGTTAAAAGGATTAAAATAGATGATTTTATATCAAGAGATTGCGAGAGCAGTAACAATGGTCATTAAAGGAGCGTTTCCTAATGTACCTATATATGGAGATGAAGTACGAGAAGGGTATAAGAAACCTTCTTTTTTTATTGGTATTATGCCAGTAAGTAGTATTAACCACACCAAAGCAATTAAAGAAGAGCAGCTACTGATTACAGTTACGTATTTTTCAAATACAACAGAAAGCCTTAAGAATTATAGAGTTATGCAAGAACTTAAAGTAGCGTTTGGACAGGTGTTGGGTGTGGATAATAGGAAGTTTACAATCCAAGAAACGAATACTGAAAAAGTAGGAGAGGATGGAGATATTTATCAATTTACATTTGATATTAATTATTATGAGCTGGCTTCTAGTAAGTCAGACAGTGTATTAGCAAGAAAGATAATTTATAAATAGAAAGGGTGAACAAATGGGATTACCTTCAGTAATTATTAATTTTAAAGAAACAGCATCCTCAGTCGTTAAAAGAGGAGAACGAGGGATTGTGGCATTAGTGCTAAAGGATAGCGTGGATGAAATTGAACACCATGAATTATTAACGGTAGCAGATATTCATCCGACATTAAATGAATTTAATAGGGAACAAATTGAACTTGCATTAATAGGATATCAAACAGTGCCTAAAAAGGTGTTAGCGGTAGTTATTCCAAGCGAAGAATCGTGTGAGATGGCATTAACGTATCTTGAAGCACTTAAATGGGACTATTTAGCTATTCCAGAGATTACAAAGGAAGAGGTACTAAGTGTAGCTAATTGGATCAAGTCATCAGATAAGAAAGTAAAAGTAGTATTACCATATTGCAATGCAGACCATGAAAAAGTTATTAACTTTACAAGTAGTGAGATTGTAACGGAAACAAAGGCATATAGTACAGCTGAGTATTGTTCACGTATTGCAGGTTTATTAGCAGGAACACTAATGACTATTTCAGCAACTTATGCCCCATTAAATGAAGTGGTGGACTTTGAAAGAAAGACAAAAGTTGAAATGGATGAAGCGATTAATAATGGTGAATTAATTCTTTATCATGATGGTGAAAAAGTAAAAATTGCAAGAGCAGTTACTAGCTTTGTTACAACTACTAAGGATAAAGGGGATAGCTTTAAGAAAATTAAATTAGTTGATGCCATGCACATGATCCATGAGGATATTAAAAGAAATGCAGAAGATAGTTATTTAGGGAAATATGCCAATAGTTATGACAATAAGTGCCTTTTAGTAACAGCTATTCAATCTTATTTAGATCAACTTGTATTAGATGGTATTTTGGATAAGTCTTGTGATAATAAGGTTTATATTGATATGGAGAGCCAAACAGCTTATTTAAAGTCAATAGGTGTAGATGTAGAGAGTTTAAGTGAGCAGGAATTAAAGGAATATAATACAAAGGATAAAGTGTTCTTAGCATCCAATATTAAGATTTTAGATGCGATTGAGGAGATTGTGTTGAATATACGCATTTAATAAAATAATATATTTTATAGATGTATTAGAAAGGGGATTCACAATGACAGAGTATGATTATGCTTTAAATGAATTATTACAAGAGGCAATAAGAAAATTGGATAATTTCCCAGAGGATTTTAAATGTATTGACAAATTGGATGCATACTTAAAAGTTACGGATAAGATATTTCAATATTTACAAGGAGATGATGCTATTTATGAGAATCCAGATTTTGTTAAGTTGAAAAATCACTATGTGAATTGGTTCGATGATGATTGTGAAGAAGTGAAGATAACGAAGTTTAGAGAATCTATTTCAAGATTATTACTTAAAAATTCAAAGATATGGAAAGAAAAATTTGATGAAGATGGATCAGTATGGGAGAAAATCGATGAATTTATAGTAGGTAGGACGTTTGATGTATTTACTAATCGAATCCCGTTATATTATAAAAATATATTGGATCATGAGCATCAAATAGAATTTGAAAAAATGGTGGATTTAATTAGAAAAGAACTAATAAATTACTATTTAAACATTTTTTATTGCAATAAAATAATTCATTTCTTAAATGATGAATTTAGTATTGATGGAGTTTTTATTTCGGACATAACTTTTCTTCAAAGATATTTAGATGTTGCTGCTTCAGAAATGATACTTGTGTGTACTAAGCTATTTTCAAAAGAAAAAAGTAAAAATAACGAGAACTTTGGCTTTGAATATTTAAAGAATTTTATAGGGAAAAATAACATAAAAAAAAGGGAGGTAAATAGTATTTTAGGTGATGAAGTTAAAAAGATTTTAAATGAAGGTAAAAATAAAATTAAAGAATTAAAAGAAATACGAGATGGAATAATAGCTCATTATGATTTAAAAAGAGTAGATGAGCTTAAGAAAACTAAAATCAAATATGAGTTACTGGAAGAAATGTACGAATTATCTGTGAGACTGTTAGAGATATTGTCTTTTAACAGATTTCATAGGCTAACATGTGTATATCCGAAGTTAATTAAATATAATGGCTTTAAGAAGATAGTTTGTCAAAAAATGATGCCAAATACAGTAGACATTGATAATTATTTTGAGGTTTTAAGATATAATTTCTTACCACGATTAAGACAGATTAGTCAGCAGTATAAAGATGATGAAAATAAGAAACAAAGGGATTATACAAAGAATGAAGAGCTAATATAGCTCTTTTTTTATACCCAAATTTAAGGAGGAATGAATGGACAAATTTTCAGCACACCAAGTCATTAATGGAACTTGGGGAGAGGTATGGATTGATGGTACTTATATGGCAGAAGTAACAGCTTTTGAAGCTAAGGTGACATTAGAAAAAGCAGATGTCAACATGACAAGAAGATTAGCCAAAGCACAGAAGATTACAGGTTATTCTTGTACAGGTCAAATCACATTAAATAAAGTATCATCTTATTTTATCAAAAAGTTAAGTGATGATATGAAAGCAGGCAGACAAACAGCTTGCACTATTATTTCAAAACTAGATGATCCTGATTCAAGTGGTGCAGAGCGTGTAGTTATTAAGGATGCAGTCTTTGATGAGCTTACTCTTGCAAATTGGGCAGCTAAGACATTGGGAGAAGAACAAGTAGGTTTTACATTTAGTGATTGGGATTTATTAGATACGATTTAAGGAGGACAACATGAGTTTAATTGATAAGTTATTACAGATGGATAAAGGGAAATTATTAAATATGCCTACAAGAGAGGTAGAGATGCCAAGGCTTTCCGAAATCTTAGGTGAAGATTTTAGGGTAAAGTGTAAGGCAATTGATGGAGAAAGATATGCTGACATTCAGCGTTCAGCTATTGACTTAAATAAGAAAGGTGGCTTGCGAAACATTAACCTTTACGAAATGCAAGTACTCACAGTGATTGATGGTGTGGTAGAACCTAGTTTAAAAGACGAAAGGTTGCTTGCTTACTTTGGGTGCGTAACACCGAAAGAATTAGTGAAAAAACTATTTTTAGCAGGTGAGATTGCAGAGCTATCTAATGTGATTACTGAGTTATCAGGCTATGATAAATCAGATGATGAGGAAGAAGT